TACATAATTTTTATAGTTGTATTGATTCTTCATTTCAACATTAAATTGATAAGCAGGTAAATCAACACTTTTTGTAAGCATACCTAGTTCGATCTGCTCTCCTTTTGCTCTGTTGAGCATGTTGCCAGATGCTAAAGGATTGATGTTTATTACTACATGATATAAGAATCTATTTTTTGGTGACAGTCTGAATGCTTCATCAAGATACAAACGAGCCGCATGTTTGTAATCTTTCATGGTATCGCCGTTAACCAATTGGTCAAGAAATAACTGTCTAAAGTTCATATAAGATATTTATTGACTTAAGATGTAGGTGGTTTATTAACCGCCAGTAACAGCAGTTCCAATGGTTCTAGCCACGTCTGCGCCAATGCCTGATCCTCTTGGAGTTTGGATTGCATTGTCATATCTAATTGACATTGTAATCTGTACAGGATCTGAAGTAGCGTATGCCATTGTTCCGTATTGTACGTTGTCTAGATAACAACCATATAATTCATAAGTTTCTAGAACGTTTACTGTGTCGGCTCCATTGCCACCGTCTAGCATTTCAATTCTACCTGTGAATTTGTAATCAATTCCAGAAGCGGCAGATGATTGCTCAAAGAAATCAAATTGTTTCTGTAACTGTTCACCAACAAGTTTAGTAACTTCGTTGTTTACATCATCTCTTACGTTAATAGTAATTGGATCCCAAGTGTGTTTACCTGCCATGTACACTCTTGAATTGTAAACATCAAGTGTGATTTGGTCGAAAGTAATGTTAGGTCTTGTAACATCTACAACTTGTTTAGTAAGTTCTGATCTAGGAGTTGACACACCAAATCCTTCAAGTACCACCCTAAAGCGATATTGTAGTTTTGGCATTAACAAGCCTTGAGTGTTTGACGACTGGTTACTTGCTGACGGGACTGTAAACTTTGAAAGTGTTGATATTGCCATTTTGTTTTATTCTCCTAATTGTATTTACTATACTCTATAGTATTATTCTGGTTGTGCCTTTTTAAAGGGCGCCAATCTCTCCTGTGTTTTTCAATCTTACTGGAATGAATATAAACTCAACTGCTTTGACTGGCTCTATGGCTACATCAACATACAATTCGTTTTTATCAATTCTTGCTGGTGTGTTGTTTGTGTCATCACACACAACTGCAAAGTCAAACAATGCTCTTTGTGAAGTCAATTCTAATAAGAATGATTCAACTGATTGTTTGATTTCATTTCTAGTAAGTGTATCGTTTGGCTCAAATATAAATGGTCTAGCAATTTTATCTAAGTTCAATCTAACAAATGCAACTAGTCTAGCAACATTAACTCTGTCTAGTGCTGATGGAACCAGTTGTCTTGTTTTTTGACCAAACACAGTTAATCCTGCGCCAGTTACAAATGATATTGGATTTACATTTACACTGTAAAGTGAGTCTCTTAATCCATTCGACACTTGAGTAGTTTCAAATTCGCCTTCTGTATTAATAAATCCAACTGATGATGCATTGTCAACTTTACCACGTCTTATACCTGCTGGTGCAAACCATGGAAATGCTACTTGATCGTTAAACGCAATCGTTCTTAACATCATGTGTGAAGCCGGAACTGCAACTGATTCACCGCTGTTGGCAGTGGTAAACCCTGCAGGATAGTAAACTCCAGTGAATGAATCTGTACTTAATAGTCCATCCTCGCCGTTGTCTGCCGCGCCTGCTGTGTTGTTTGCCCAGTTTGTAACTGCTGTTGATGTGGGTGCTAATCTAAATGGAGCATCACCGACAACAAATGCTGTGTCTTTTCTGTCTGCATTTAAAGTTTCTAAGTCTGAAATTAACTCTGGATAAGCCGGGGCTGCCAATAAGTTAAATTCTCGTTGTTCTTCTCTTAATGTAGTAGTAGATGCTACTGTTGATTTCATTGCTTCTACAACAACTGCTCTTTGTGCCTTTCTTCCCATGTTAGGAGCACCATTTGTTTTTAATGGTGATTCAGACACCCAAGCATCTTTTTCAGTAGGTAGAGTTGGATACGTTACTGCACTTGGAAAATTAGTTCTTGTAAAGTAATCTTTCTTGAATCTTGCAACATTGTAACCTGAACGTCTTAGGTTAAAACCTAACATGCCTTTTGGATATAGTGCGGCAGTTGGAGTATCAAGATCAGTATAACTGGATGTTAGTAAATCAGTAATCAAAGTTTCTTCTGTGATTACATCTTTAGTTGCATTGTTGTGGAATCTAAAGTCTGCAAACAGTATGCCATCTTGTCCTGATTGATCAGTGTTGTCTATCAATACAAATTGTTGACCATCCTCTTGTGATGAATCATATCTGTAAAGTTTTGGATAGTTTTCAAGATCTGATGTATCTAACCAAAGATCGCCATCAACAAGTGCTGTGCCATCTGACTGTGTAGTAGGTTCACTAGCAGACACTTGTGGTCCTTTTGGATCTGTGTTTGCTAGGTTAAAGCCTCTTGCATCTGATGATACATTTTGGTAACCTGTAAATGCACTACCATCGTGGATTAAAATATCAACTTCATCAACAGTTGTGTTGTACCAAAGTTGCTCATTAGCAGGATCTTTTGCCGGCTCATTAACACTTTGAATTGCTGTGTACACTGTGCCAGAGTCTGGTGCATTTTGCACTGGAATCCAGTTTGATGCTACAAATGAAAATGCGTCACTACCAATTATTGATGAATAGTCATCTTTATCACCAGTGGGTGCTGTGTACAAGTTTGCAATTTTTTCAGCACTTAGACTTGTGTTGTCACCGTATGTGTTGGCATAAGTTGCATTGAATCCTAAATCACTCATCGGTGTGTTTGATGTGTCTGTGAAATAAATGTTTCCACCGTTGTCATGAGTTACTGTAATTCTTCTTGAAGTAGCGTCATATGATGCAGAGACATGATCGAATCCAGCCGCCGCTATGCCTGCCACAACGTCATCAGCATCAGTGCCACTTATGGTAACAGTTTTTACATTCAGTAAGTTTGAATTGCTGTTTGTTTGCGTTGCACTACTAACAATAGTTTCTGCCATTTGGACAGTTCCTGTTGCTGTGATTGCCGATGTTTTTGTTGTAATTTTATTTGAAACTATGTTTGTGTTTGATCCAACGCCAACTGCTCTTCTAAAAGCAACATAATCAATTAACTCTCCAGTATTTCTAGATGAATCACCCCATTCGTCTTCAGTTGTGTTTACTTGTACAAACACATCATTAACTGTTAGATTTGATCCACCGCCTGTTCTATCAAGTTGTTGTAATGCTTGTTCATGTGTTTTGAACACCGGAGCATTTACTGATTCAAACTGTCCAGCAGTTTCTGAATATTTTTTCAACTGTATAGTTGCACCGTTATTTGGTGCTGTTTGTTGTATCCAAACAGAGCCACTTGGTCTTGGTCTAGAATCGCCTGATCTAAATCCATGATCCTCAGTGTGTGTTCCAATGAATATTTTTGGTGTGTGTAGTCTGTTCGCTGTGCCTGTTGCTATTCCAGCATCTGCAAATGGTGTGCCTGAAACATCTTCTAATTCAATTGCACCTAGTGCCAATGAAGATGAATCAGCCCCTGATGCTACTGGGATTGCATAAATTTCTAGTTTGCCATCAACAGCCGCCGCTTTAACACCTTCAATGCCTTCACTGTTAATAGCTGCCGCAAATGTTGCCACAGTAGTACCTAGTGTTGTCACAGTTGAACCATTAATTGTAACTGACTCTGAAGTTACTATTGTTGGATTAGTTGCTGTACCTGTCACTACTGGATGTGTAGATGACCATGAAGCGTCTTTGGTTGCAGAATCAGCCGAACCAACTCTTACCCAAGTGTTTGATCTTGTTTTGTAAAACAATCTATTGAATGGGTTAGTTGCTACAACTGCATAGTCACCAATTGCTCCTTTTGCCGCAATCGGCGCCGCAGGTGAACCAGTAACTTCATCAGTTGATGTGATGAAAATTGGAGTTTTATTTGTGAATGACTGAGTTGTCTCACTCCATTCTTTTATTCCAAAATTTGTGTTTGCTAAATCGAACCAGTAAAAACCATCATCAGGTGTGCCACCAGGTGCATCTGCTGATCCAGTTAATTCTGAAGTATTAATGTTTGCTCTGATAACAAACGCTCTATTGGCAATTCCAAGGAAGGAGTAAGCCGCTTGGAGGCCATATTCGTTCAGTTCATACCCTTGTATAGGTGTTCCTGATGCGTCTGTGTAAAAAGTAGGATCGCCAAATGTTTGAGTTAATTCTCTCTGAGACGATACTAAAAATATCTCGTTTGCGTTGGTACTCAGTGTACCAGTGGCTGTGCCACTGCCTGTACCTGATGTTTTATTTTGAGCTGTCGCAACTACTACTAGTGGAACTGCTCCTGGTATGCCGGGGACGTAAAAACTTTCGTCTACTACGGATACCTGTACTCCTGGTGATGTTAATGCCATTTTTTTATTACTCCTAATAATTCTTTGTTACGAATATTTATGAGAAAGGACTGATTTATATAGTCAATTTTTTCATTATTAAAGAGCACCAAAAAGGTATGCATAAATATATGCGTGTTTAATGATAAGAAACAAACAAGACCACTGTGTCAAGAATGTAATAGTAAGCCTGCGGCATACAACTATCGTCGTGGAGATAAGATTTATTACAGGAAAAAATGTGACTCTTGCATAAGAAAATCAAATTCTAACACAATCTCTACCCCAGCATGGCAACGTTCAGGCTACGTTAAGAATAATAGTTGCGAAGTGTGTGGATTCAATGCCCGACATCCGTATCAACTTGATGTACATTATGTAGACGGCAATATGAGCAACAACAATAGCACTAACTTAAAAACTGTGTGTGCAAATTGTAATAGATTATTGCATGTAAAGAAACAAGGTTGGCGTCAAGGTGATCTAGTAGCAGACGCTTAAAGTCCTAACAAACTATCCACATCTTCTTGCAAGGCACTTATAGTATCATTGTTTTTAATGAGGGCGTCATATGGTTCGTTTAACCAACGCCATTCGGAAGGATGCACACCAATTGGTTCTACATTGCCCTCTACGTAATCATGTACCCAGTCCGGATCATTGCCACGTTGTACTCTCCAAATGTGTCCGCCAATGCTCTTAATCATTTTAATTTCATTTGGAAATCTTACATCAGGCACAACCCAGTTTATGTTAGGATTGTCTAGTATTTTCTTCTTTGTTAGGCTTACCCATATGCCATCAAAAAAACCTTCACGCATACATTCTGTACCAAATCTTTGTAACAAATATCTTGGTGATACTTCAAACCCTGCTTCAGCAGTCCAAAAAGAATCTGATTGTTCTCGCCACTGTCTACTAGGTTCTGTCTTGCCTTCTAGCATATCGCGATCCCAATCAAACATAGATCCAACTGCGTCTTTTAGTTTGTCTGCAAATGATGTCTTGTGAAACTTATGGTCTTTGATGAGATGTTCTGCGATTGTGTCTTTACCAGAACCTATTAAACCGCACACACCTATAATCATATACACATTATACAATAATATGTGTTGTGTGTCAATTAGCCTATTATGAATGACGTTGGCGTGCCGCCTTCACTACCCATACATTTTATAATGATGTGTTTCAATGGTCTAGATGCGGCCAATCAGCAACATATTGCTGTTGTTTTTCAACATAATATTCTATCCAATTGAGTGCTTGATCATTTACATTGATAGGTAAATCAATATTTTCTTCAATTTGCTTTAACACCGACAGCACCTCGTCGACTGTGAGCAAATTGGTGTAAATTTTTTGATGTGGAATTTGAGACAAAAAATGTTCTGCGTGTTCTTCATAACCATCATAAATGGTTTTAATGGTTTTAAATCCATAATAATATGCCAATTTTTGATCATTGTCATGCAGTGCTTTTAAAAATTTTCTGCCTAATGGTTTAGGTGGTATTTCTTGGTCGGGCAATATCTTAGGATTGAGATACAATTTACTAATTTTCTTTTTAACAAAACAAGGGATATCTATGGGCTTCAATAAGAACACAAACTTGTCGGTGACATTTTTCAAATGTTTCTCTTCTTTGCTCCATAATAAATGACTTTTGCTGAAATGATAATTTTTATAACTGAAATCCACATCTGGATTATGTGCAGAGCCATTTTTGCTAATGTTCCATTCATTAAATCCAGCTAAACAATAGCCTAAAAGACCAAATATAATATCACCACCTTCGCCACCCATCCATTTTATGATGATGTGTTTCATTAGATCAATTAGCCTATTATGAATGAAGTTGGCGTGCCGCCTTCTTGATAGTTGCCTATTTGTTGATCAAGCATCTGCATTTCATTTTGTGCTTCTGCTTTTAACGAATCACCATTAAGTTGTCCACCACCTTGTGGTCCAGCAATGGTTGTAAATTTAGAACGAGCCTCACCTAGTGTAAACTTAGCAATAGCAAGTGTGTAATCTCTTATCCAAGGTTTTGCATATATGTCAGTCAATAACACAAAGTCTGGTCTGTGATTGTATTGTTCAATTAATACTGTTTCATTAGCACGTTGTCTTCTAAATATGGTTAATCGTCTTGTGGGTTGATCATACTTAAAGTTAATGAATCCGCCAAACATTCTAGCAACCAATTCTTGATATCCAGCAAACATATCATACGTTGCCAGTCCACCAATTCTACCAGTTTGTAACAAATATATGTTAGTGTATGCCAATTCAAATGGATCAAATGATGATCCACCTTCTGATGATGAAGCACCACCAACTGTTCGTCTGTATATCTTACTGACATGAATTACTTCTGCCGGTAGTGTGTATTCGTTTTGATCTTTTTGCAGTTCTAAAAAACCATATGATTCTTCTGTTGAATTTGATGATCGCTGTCTAAATTTATCCACCGCAGTAATAAATGCGTTTTCTAAATGTCTAGGATCAAGTTCAACCTCAACCATGCCATCACCCAAACGTATCTTGACATAATCATAGATTTCTTGCTTGGCCGCATTGATCTGGTTGTTTGTTGCTTCGGATAGTGCTGTGTCTGCCATACTACTATTTATAGACGTATTGATAAGGACGGTAAATATGTTATATGCCTAGACTATCACTATTCAAACCAGAAAAAGGTAATGATTATGCGTTTATAGATCGCAACATATCTGAGATGTTTCAGATAGGTGGTACCGATGCTTATATCCACAAATACATTTCACCCAACGATCAAGGCTCATCTGAGGATGCTACACAACCGCAAAGATCAGGTGATGGGTTAAATGAACTAGCAATTCAGGATATGTTGTTCTTAGAAAATAGAGATCGCAAATATGATCCTGATGTATATCACACAAGGGTAATATACAATGTATCAGACATAGACTTTGATCTATCACAATTTGGTTTGTTTTTACAAAACGATCAACTGTTCATGACATTTCATATCAAAGACATTATAGACGCACTAGGTAGAAAAATTATGTCAGGTGATGTTATTGAGTTGCCACATTTAAAAGACGATCATTCACTAGATGAAACTGATACAGAAACACTTAAAAGATATTATGTTGTAGAAGATGTTAGTAGAGCATCAGAGGGATATTCAAGAACATGGTGGCCGCATTTATACAGAGTCAGAGTGAAAGGTATCACTGACGCACAAGAATTTAGAGATATACTAGGCGACAAAGATGAAAACACTGATCAGAAAACAAGAGACAAAGAATTAGAAATTAATGATGCAGTAATAACACAAGCAGAAACTGATG